ACTTTGCGCCCTCGTAAAGCTGATCATCCACGGAGCCGCCGTTCATGGCGGAGTTGGAAGCACCGGCACCAAAGGAACGGATAAGCATAGCGCCCTTGGGCGAACCGGTGACAAGTCCGGCGGCGGCGTCTCCGGCCATTTGGACACCGGCGACACCGGCGTCCACGAGGAAAGAGCCAAGTGCGCCGGTACCTTCCTTGGCCTCCTCCTGCGCCTGCGCTCCCTCGGTCATGAGGCGCTGGGAGGTTTCGTAGGCTTTTTCGGTGCGCTCCTTTGCCTGCTCTATGGAGGTATCATAGGACTGAATGGATGTATCCAGAGCGGAGAGCTGGCGGTCGTAATCCGCGAGGACGGTATCGTCGGGCTCAAAGCCACGGTTGCGGGATTCCTGAATGTACATATCCCGCTCGGCCTCAATTTCGGAACGGCGGGCGGTGTCTACGGACTGCTGTTCCTTGAAACCTGAGGAATCCATGAGCGCATCCACGGTGGCAAACGAACCGACATAAGAACCGGCGGTCTGCTTTGCACCGGCAACGCCGATGTTTTTAATGCGCTCCCAGAACGTGGGCCTTTCAGGCTCCGGGGCCGGGGCGGGGGCGGGAGTGGAAAGGGATATGCGGGCGGGGGTAGTCTTTTTCTCTTCCTCTTCCTTTTTGGACTGGATATACGAAAGGTCGATTCCAATAGCCATAAGCGTTCTCCTTACCGGATGCCGGTCAGGCCAAGTGTGGCAAGACTGTCATTGATGGTCGTTTTGACGGGGTTTGTACTGAGCGGGAGGTTGGCACCGGTATAAATGGGCGTTTCAGGGTAATAGCTGCCGGATTGGGCTGTGGGGGTGGGATTGGCAACACGGTTCGGGACGGAACCAGAGGAAGAGGAGGAAGAACCGGAGGAACTACTGGAACTTCCGGAACTACCGCCGTAGTAGCCGCCTCCGTTCTGCCGGTTCCAAAGCGCTTTCATGGCGGAGACCTGAGAGGAGGAGTAGCCGAGATCGTAGTAGCCGGAGAAGTCGCCGTACTGGGCAAGGGTCTCGGCTCGCTGGAGTTTCTTGTTATAGTCGGCGAGCTGGTCTTCCTGCCGGGCGCGGCTGATGCTGTAATCGGCCTGCCACTTGTTGTAATTCTCCTGTGCCTGGGCTATGGCTGTGGATACAATGGATTCATCCACGCGGACGGCCTCCTGATACAGCGCCTGCGCCCGGGCGAGGTTCCCTTCGGAGATGGCTTTTGCAATGGCGTTCTGGTAGGCGGCGGTGGACTGGCGGCGGGATTCCTCCACGTCCGCAAGGGCCTGTGCCTCCGACTGCCGGAGGGTCGTCATGTTCGCCTGATAGGCATTGTTGGAGGCAAGAGCATACTGGCTTCCGGCCCCGGTGTTGATGCCGGAGGCGAGGGCGGACTGGCGGAAATTCCGGTCAGCGATCTCTCTTTCGGCGGCAAGGGCCTCCCGCTGGGCTTTGTAAGCGGGGGAGAGCTTGGAGGCCTCATACTCCAGAGCGCGGAGATTTTCCTCGTAGGCGGATTTTTCTGCCTGCTTCTGGGATTCGATGTATTGGTTGTAGTATTCGTTTATGCTGTCCGCCTGAGAAGTGGCGGGCTTGAAAACGGAGGCTTCGTAGCCGGGATAGTAGGGAGTTCCGGGATCTACTACATAAGCCGTGACTCGGTTGGACGGGCCTGTGGAAGGGACCCCCATGGTTTCAGCATTTCCAATGGCAGCGCGGGAGGAAGAGGGCTCCGGCTTGAGAGCCCCAGAGGAGGAAGGGGGAGAGGACGCGGGAAGAGACCCGGAGGAGCCGGACTGCCCAGCGAGAGTTTTGTGGTTTGCATAGGCCTCGTTCAGTTCTTTGGTGGTAGCCATGATAGCACCTCCTTAAATTCCAAGTTTCCAGCTTTCGCCGGTGTCGATATAGGGCATTGCCCGAACCCATTCTGTGCCGTTGTCGATATAGGGAACGGCGGTCAGAATCTTCTCCCCGTCGTCTATGCGGACAAGACCCTGGTCATAGGTGATATAGAACCAATGCTCCATGGGTAGGTCATAGACAGCGAGGTCGTTTGTGGTGTATGCCCAAAGGAAAACGTAGTATGTGGTGTTTGGCTTCAGCTTTTCGCAGGAGATCGTGATCTCGTGGTCGGAGTATGTGGCGTTGAGATACCCCCATTGTGCAGTTCCGGCGGCGATCTGGTAAGGGTCAGAGACGGAAGACATGGTTTTCGCGTAACGATGATAGTTAGCATCGGAAGAACAGATGGCGTAACGGAAATAGGGGTATCGGTCGTAGCTGTATTTTGTGCTGAAGGAGAGCGTAATGGATTTGGAAAGGCCGACAAAGTCCGGCGTGGTAAAGGAAAACTCGGCGGCGTAGTACACCCCGTTTGCGTGCCCGGCATAGGCTTCTTTTTCGGAAGACCAGGAAGACCAATCCTCGTTATAGGCCCAGGCGGAGCGGTTATCAAATCGTTTCCAGGAAGTCGTTACAGACATGGGAGCACCTCCTTTACGTCAGGAGGAAGAACACGCGCCCGGTCTGTCCTGGGTCGGGGAGGGAAGTTCCGTAGGTATAGGGGGAGAGGGTGAGCTTTTCATTGACGGCGAGCCCGGCATTAAAGGCAACGGCCCCGGCTACCTCGCCGCCGGTTTCTTTGGAGAGGGCTCCGATACCGTTACAGGCGGAGGCGTTATCCGTGCCGCCGGTGCCGCCTTTGGAGACGGGGACGGGAGAGGACAGCTTTTCCGGGTCGAGGGCGGAGACAATGAGTTCCAGCGCCTTGCTTCCGTCAAATTCAGCGGAGGCGGTGGCGCCGCCGGAAAGGGTGACCTGAATTGCTTCGTATAGGGCTTTCGCTTTGGCGGCGACATCTACAACACCGTCCTTGTCCGGGTCATAAGTGGCCTGCAGCATATCACCCGCGCCGCTTGCCTGAATCAGTTTCAAAACGGCGGCGGAGGTGGGGACGGCATCATCACGATTGGTAGCTTCCGTTTCCACGGCGGCAATCGTGAGAAACACCGCCGCAACATTGGCCAGTTTCTGGAGTTCGGGAATATGGGTGTTGTTGAGCCAAGCTTTGATGAGGTTTGCAGCCGCATCGAAACGGGCCTTGAATTCCGCAGGGGACAGGCCGCCGGTGGCGCTGGGCTCGTCGTCCAGTTTGGAGACGATGTTTACGTCTTTGTCAAAGGGGGAGAGGGTCATGGAAAAACCTCCTTAACGTGCATACACGGTGTCACGGACGGTGATGTCCGCGCTGGTGAGTTTGGCGGTGGTGGTTGCGCTCTCGGAGGAGAGAACAAGACGGAGATAGGAATACTTTTTCGCTTTCAATTTCAAGCGGGTGATGCGTGGCATTCGGTCGGTGTTAAAGCTCCAGTCCCGGAAGTCGGCGTTTACAAAGGTAGCGGCGGTGACGGCGGCGGTGGTGACATCCGTTTCGCCGATATCCGTTTCCCGGTCGCTGTCCACGGAGACGCGGACGGAGGATTTTGCCCCGGGCTTGATGCCAAGGAAGATACGAAGCGTATATTTTTTCAGCCACTCGGCATTAAAGGGCATGGAGCCGGAGCGCCAGAGGGCAGAGATGGGAACGCCGTTGTCGTTTCGGTAGTTGTGGGAAACGTGGCGGAGATACCCGGATGCATCGCCGTAGTAGAGATCTCGGCCTGCGGCCACAAAGCACCGGGCGGGGAAGTTGGTGTAGTAATACCAGGCATCGGCGGCATAATTCCAGACAAGGGAGCGGTCGTTATAGACGATATACAGTTCCTGGGAATAGTTGTGGTCAAACATGACGCACTCCGCAGCGGAGAAGGAGCCAAACGTGGCGGCGATCCGGTCGGAAATCCGCTTTGCCTGCCGCTCGTCCACGGTGAGGTTGGAGGAGTAGGAGGCGTTGTTTTTCCAGGAGTACACGTCCTGCCCGTGGAGGGTTATGGGGTCGTTCAAAACAAGCTGCGCCTGTCCGGGGGCGGCATGACCGATGGAGCGATTAACAGGGGTGGAATAGAAGGCCGGGATCTCGCTCTTGTCGGCAAGGGTTATGGTGCCGTACTGGATGGAATAGGCGGAGGAGGTCTTGAAGGCCACAAGGCGGGAATAATGCCGGATGAGGGAGGTAATGGGGGTGTTCTCGTCTCCCACGCGGATCACGTTCATATCCGGGAAGTATTCGGCGGTTGGGTTCCCGTCGTAATCTATCCCGGAATAGTAAGCTCGGTTGGAGCCGTCACCGTACAGGAACACGAAGTTGTCCGTGGTGCCGGAGAAGGTCTCCGCAAAGCGCATGGCGGTTATCTCGTGGCGGAAGTTCTTGTGGACAGTCCATGCAATTTCGATGGTGTTCGTTCCCTCTTCCGGAGCGAGGGTCAATTCCACCCGGATGTTGGAGCCGTCCGCCGGGGCGGTGGTAAACCGTAGTTCCCCGAGTGTTCGGTTGTGGGTGTAATCCAGTTCCGGAGAGAGGAGCGTTTCGTCCACAAAAACGGCGAGTTCGGCGATATTATTCGGGAGGGCGAACAGTACCGCTTTCCCGTCTCCGGCAAGTTCCTTGGTGGATTTCTGCGCCGGGAAGGTGACAGCGCCTGCAACCAGATCGGCGGTGTAGCCGGAGATGGGTTCGCCCGTTACCCGGTCTTTTACCCAGTCAATGGAGAGGATATCCGATTCCGGAAGGTGGAATGTGAGAGATTGTCCGTCCGGGGAAAACCAGGCGCGGCGGGTGGAGGTTAGTTTGTTGACCTGTTCAAAGTTTGTTCCGCCGCCGGAGGGATTCGCATTGATGGAGACAATAGGCCGATAGCCTACGACATCGGAGAGGGCGGAACCGTCCCAGACTTTATAGCTCTGGCCGTCCAGAATATAGAGGCGGTTGGAAAAGCCGAACAGGAAAACGTGACCGCTGGTGTCAATATCGCCGATCTTTTCACGGCTCCATTCCAGGTCGTCATAAACGGCCTTCCAAAGTGCGCCGTGGCAGGCGGCGACGGTGTATTCGATTCCGTTTACATAACCGCGCCACAGGGCTTTGACTTCCGCGTCAAGACTGGAGTGAGAAACGAAAACAGGGTTCCAGTTGATGACAAAGCGTCCGGCAGCATTAGACCAGGGAGCGGACACGAAGCGGCGGGCAGTCTGAGTGGCGGAGGAGTAATAATAATACCCGGCCAGCTTATCCGCGAGGGCGGTTATATTCTCGCGGGTGACTGTAATCTTGTCCCCGGCTGGCTTAATGATCCCCGTTTCGGTCACAGTAAGCGCAGGCCACAGGGAAAAGGAAAACGTATCATTTTGGGTTTCCTGTTCTGTGGTTGGCGATGTGGTAAGCGTGTAGCTTTCCAGAAATCCGCATATATTCCGGGAGCCGGGGCGGATCTGCAAATTGCCGTCACGGGTAACGCGCCAGTTTGTGCAGGTGGACGCTTCGCCCATTTTCAGTTTTGTATCGCCGTCGGGGGCCTCATTAAGGCCTTGCCATCTGGTGATCTTGAAAGTTCTTTCGGCGGTTGGGGAGTAAATCCGCGCCATATGCATCACCTCACCGGGATTATATACACCGGCAAAAAGGAAAGTCAACAAAGAGTTATCAAAAAATCAACAAAGAGTATTGACAAATGGAGGCGGAGGTGATAATGTGTGGATGCGGACCAGAACGAATGTGCTACTTTCTCTCCTTTCGCATTTTGACACCTCCTACTGCTCTCTAGACAGGAAAAGCCCCCGGGATCACTCCCCGGGGGCTTTTTCCATTATCGGCGTATTAGGTTTTTGATTGCCTCGCTGGTGGTTGCTCCGGCAGCTTTTTCCGCCTCGATCAATGCGATTATGTCCGCGTCCGTGTCTTTGCGAAGTTTGATATTATACTGCGCGTAGGTTTTCGCATTGTAGCGGTATTTCACCTCATTGCTGGTGGTGGTTTTTCTCTTGGGGGTGTCCATCGTGGGGGCTCCTTTCGTAGTTCAATCCCCCGCCGGAGCGGGGGAGGGTTTTTCAGTAGCCGCCTTCGTATTTGGCGTCGCGCCACATACCGATGATGAAACGGATCAGGTCAAGCATTGGACACCTCCAGAGCGGCGTATTTAATGCGCTGGGACGCCTGGAACAGGGCGCGAGCCTGCACATCAAGCCAGGACTCTCGGTTGTTGGGGGGGCGCTCGCCGTTGCGGGTGCGCTTCAGTTCCGTGGGGGTACAGAGACGGGTGGCAATGTCGCCGTCAAAAATCAGGGCGGCGCCGCCGTGACTGTACTGTTTCCAATCGCGAGCGCCGTTAAGAAGTGCGGCCTCGATGGCGGCCGGTGTTGCCAGAATGGACGGGGAAGTCCACCCGCCGGTGATATTCTCCTGCAACTCGTCGAGGAGCTCGAAGCAATAGGCATTAATGCCGCGGCTCCAAGCGGAGCGGGCGGGGGTGGCGCGGATATAATCGCGGATAGCGGAAACGGTGATGTTTTTTTCAGTCATTGTACAAAATCCTTTCTTTTTTCGGCGGGACGTGGTACAATGACAACGCCCCTTTTGTGGTCTGTTGTGGTGATAGATCTTTTAGGGCTTTCCCGGTGGCGTTGCGAGCGCTGCCGGGATTTTTGTTTGGCCCCGTTTCCGGGGCCTAGTGTTTACCGAGTGTAAATGATTTCGCCCGTCTGGCCGTCGCTAATGTTTATCACGTCCGGGTCTGTTTTCAAAAGTTCCAGCATGCTGGCGGAGTATTCCGGCCAATCATTCCGGCCCCTGAAAGTAACAAGAACCGTTTTCCGCGGCGCGTTAGTTGAAAAGCAAGCGTTGATCCATTCCGTTGTGAAATTCATTTTGTGTCCTTTCTGCCCGTGCTGGGCGGCGTGGTTTGTTGTGGTGTGGCTTTACATTAGCACATGGGCAAGCGTATGTCAATAGGTTTTTGCAAAAAATTTTTCGGCGGTCAAAAATCCCCCTTGCGCCCCCCCGGATTAAGAAAGAAAAGAAGAAAGAAAAGAAAAGAAGCAAAAGAAAAGAAAGAAGTAAAGAAAGAACTTAACCCCCCTATAATCCCCCCAAGCGCGGGAGGAGTGTGCCAGGATCGGCTGCCGGTTCCGCGGCAAGATTTTCGCCGGGCGTGTATGTGCGTATCTTATGCGGCGATCTGGCGCTGTGTCATGTCGTCGCGTCATGTCGTGGGTGTTGGGTGTCATGTTGTGATAATGCGATAAGTGGCGATAAATAGACGTAGAGGGGAGCCAGAGGGGGCAAACACGCGCGTCATTTGAATAATTAGTCTACGCTAACCGCCTTTAACAGGGCGGTGTTTTTTATGCTCTGGATGATTACTGGCTGTTGAATCACGATAACGATTTGTTATTGACAATCTGCACAAAAGGTGTATATAATCACGGTGAAAACTAGCTGTAATCACATTGATGACAGAGAAACCCGCTGTTTTCAAGGGGTTGCGGTGTTTATCGGCTTAATGTAACTTATGCCGAATTATTGGAAATCAACAGCAAGAAACTCAGTATTTGCAAGGGTTTGCGCTGTTTTAAGCAGTTTACAGTTGGTAATATCCAATAAGCCCCTGAGCCCTGCGGCAGCTCGTGCCCCTGCCCCCTGCGCCCTGCGCGGTGTGGGGGTGGTGGGGGTATGCCTTGCCTGGTTCCGGATTTTTCAGAGATCGGGATGGGGGTACCGGAAAAACGGGCGGCCGGGAAATGGCGGCCTATACGCAATATACCTCTCACATTTGAAAGTTGAGATTAAACATAGCCCGGTGGACGTGGCGACTTTAACGAAAGGAGGCGAACCATGCTTACACCTGAAAGATTTCTGGAAGCGGTAGTGGAGTTTCAGAGCTACATAGCGAGATACACCACATCGATGCCGGATGACCTTACGTTTCTGGACTTTATCAACGATGAGTTTATCGATGAAGCGTTTGAGGAAGAACTGACATCTCTTGAGTATGACGAGATGGTGAAGAGCGCGGATAACGCCGAAGCGCTTTCCAGACTCACAAAGCTGCGGGAGCATTATTACCTCCGGCAGATACAGAAAGAGCCGAAGGGGCAGACGGGAATGATCTTTGCCCTGAAGCAGAAGAAGAACGGCGGATATTCGGATAAGCACGAGGTGAGCTCGGACAAGACGCTCACGATCAATTTCGCCGGAGTAGGTGGAGCAGAAGCCTACAAGTAGGGGGTAGCGGAAAAGGGGCGGCCCCTGTTTTTGAAAACGTCCCTTGAAAAAACTGGAGGAATGTATGGCGAAAGCTAGGGTAACGGAACAAACGGAGTTCACATGGGATCCGGGAGAAGCCAACCCCAAGCAGCTCCAGTTTTACATGAGCCGGACGCTGTACACGGCATACGGCGGCGCGAAGGGCGGCGGCAAGACCCACGCTGTTCGCACCAAGGCTGGTATGGGCGCATTTGGGTATCCGGGAATAAAGATACTCATTATGCGCCGCACATACCCGGAACTTCAGAAGAACCATATTGAGCAGATGTGCAAGATGTTCCCCAAGGAGCTTGTGAGCTACAACGGGTCTCTGCACACGATGTATTTCTACAACGGCTCCACGATCCACTTTGGCCATTGGTCGGGCGTGGAATCGGAGAATGAGTATCAGGGTCAGGAGTATGACTGGATATTCATAGACGAGGCAACGCAGTTTACGGAGCGCGAGTTTCGGTATATCGGCGGCTGTTTGCGTGGCGTTAACGACATCCCGAAGCGTATGTACATAACCTGCAACCCCGGCGGTGTCGGTCATCGATGGGTAAAGCGGCTGTTTATAGACCGCAACTTTATCTGCGACCCTTTGAACCCGGAAGCGGACGAGAACCCAGAGGATTATTCCTTCATCTTTGCCACGGTTGAGGACAACTCACAGTTGATGGAGAAATCCCCGGCGTATGTGCAAATGCTTGCGTCTATGCCGGAAAACCTACGCAAAGCATTCCGATACGGCGACTGGAACGCCATCAGCGGGGCTTACTTCCCGGAGTTTTCCGTTGGGGCGCACACCTGCAAACCGTTTGCTGTTCCCGCTCATTGGGAGCGGTACAGGGTATTCGACTACGGCCTTGACTGCTTCGCCTGTTACTGGGCGGCGGTGGATGAGAACGGACGTAGCTACATTTACCGGGAACTGAAACAAAAGGGGCTCATTGTTCAGGAAGCGGCCAATATGGCTTTGGACATGACCCTTCCCGGAGAGAAGATAAACATCACATTCGCGCCGCCGGATATGTGGTCGAGGCAGAAAGACACCGGCAAAACCATGGCCGAGGTCTTTTTGGCAAACGGCGTACCCATCGTGCCGGTAAACAACAACCGAGTGCAGGGGCATCTGCTCATCAAAGAGCAGCTTGCGGTGCGAAAGGACGGAAAACCGGGGCTCATCATCTTTGATACCTGCAAAGAACTGATACAGGATTTGCAGGATATTCAGGCGGATGAGAAGAATCCCAACGACTGCGCCAAAGAACCGCACGAGATCACACATACCGTGGATGCTCTGCGGTATTACTGCGTAAGCCGTCAGGTGGTTGCCGGAGGCGAAATCCGCCCTGGTATGGACTTTGACCACGACGATACTACGGTTTCGGAGTATGAGGACTTTATGTGCGGCGGAGAGCCGGACACCGGATATATAGCGGGGTGAATTATGAAGATTTTTGGAAGAACCAATAAAAACGACCTTCTTCTCAACTCTGTGGCGAACCTCGCCGTAGAGGTTGCCAAGATGCGCGGGGCTGTGGAGGCGCTTACAGAAGCCTTTGAAAACAGCGGTTTCACGATGACGGAAGAGCAGCAGGAAGCAGAGAAAGCCTTTATGGAAGGGCTCTCCGGCCTTTTGAACTACAACTACCAGAGGGACCGTTATGGCAGATAAAACCAGAAACCCCGGCGAAGGGAACCCCCGGAAGATTTGGGAGAAGTACCAGACCGCCCTTGACTTCAACCAGAAAATTCACCTTAACGAGACGGTTGAGGACAACGAGAACTTCTTCATAGGGAAGCAATGGGAAGGCGTAAAGTCCAACGGGCTGCCAACTCCTGTTTTTAACTTTCTCAAACGAGACGTTCTTTTCTCCGTCGCATCCAACACCAGCGACAACATCAAGATTTCTGCATCTCTTTTGCCGAATGTGGCGGAGAGATCGGACAAACAGTTTATTGTCGATATCCTGAACGCTCAGTTTGAGCATCTTTTTGAACACAACAAAATCGCTGTCCGCGTCCGGGAGTTTATGAGAAACGCCGCTGTGGATGGAGACGGCGCTACGTTTACATGGTGGGACGAAGACGCATATACCGGCCAGGAGAACATCGGCGCTATCCGCACGGAGATTATCGAAAACACCCGTGTGCTGTTTGGTAATCCCAATGATCGTCGCGTGCAGAATCAGCCGTGGATCATCGTTGTGCGCCGGGAGCGTGTGGACGATGTGAAGGAACGGGCGAAAGACAACAACGTGAAGAACGTGGACGACATTCGCCCCGACTCCGACGACACAAACAGCCGGATGGACAGCTACACCGATGACAAGGTCACGGTGCTTCTGTATATGCGCCGTGATAAGGCAACGAAAGAGATCAAATGCACGGAGCTCGTAAAGGGCGTAATCATCCGCAAAGAGTGGTCTCTTGGGATCCGCCGATACCCTATCACCTGGACGTGCTGGGACTACATTCAGGACAGCTATCACGGACAGGCCATGCTTACCGGGCTTCTGAGCAATCAGCAGTTTGTGAACAAGATGTTTGCAATGGTAATGGTC